GGGATTCCCGATTATCCTCGGGTGGGACCCGGGACCAGCCAACTTCTGTGTCACCTTCGAGCAGATGTTGCCTGCCAAGGACAAGACCATTTGGACGGTCTTTGACGAACTGAATTGGGTCGGCCAGTACATGCCCGATTTCCAAGCCGTCAAACGGGTTCTGGATCGCATGGATTACTGGAACAAAACGATGAAGAAGGACTTCAAGTACATCCACATCGCCGATGAAGCCGCCTTCACCCAGGTGCGGCCGGATGGCACCTACGACGCCACAAGGATGCGGGACCTGTCAAAGCGAAGGATCAACTTCTGGCCTTGTCCCAAAGGTAAAGATTCGATTGTTGCCCGCGTCGATATGACCATCTCCCTGCTCCTGAACGACTCCCTGTTCGTTTCCGCCATGTGCCCCAAGACGCTGGAGATGTTCCGAGTCATCGCCTCCGAGAAGGTCAAAGAGGGTGAACGCCATCGCAAGTACGACCCGGACCAGTCTCGCCGGCCAAAGCGCAACGAGCAGATTCACCCGTTCGACTCCCTCACCTATCCCATGTACTACTTCATCTTCAAGCCGAGCGCCTACATCATCCAGCAACCCGACTCCTCCGGCGTGTTCAGTGCGGGGGGAAGTCGGGGGTGATTATCCGAAAAGAGTCGGCTGCTTGTTGTCGAAGTCGAATACCGAAATCATCTGCGCTCGACCGAAATAGGTTCTCGGCATCCAAGCGTAGAGTGCGGTCAATCCCCATCCATCCTTGGCCTTTTTGTAACGCCCGTTCTCGTCAGCGGGAATGAACCAGTGTTGGAATATAATCCGTCTCGAGGCTACCCGAATCAATTCCCGAAGCAAATCGTGGTTCCACTGCATATCTCCGTTGTAAGGTGGGTCGCAAAGGACGGTATCAAACTCTCCGTCTTTCACTTTTCCTACCATGTTGGCGGCATCACAAACGATGTCCGGTGAATTTAACGGGTCCAAATCCAATCTCGAGGTTCCGAGTTTGCTTTTACCACAGCAGACATGAAGTGATCTTCCAATAAGGAGAGAACCAACGAATTGCTCCACCTGTTCCGGCCATAGAACTTTTAGGACTGTGTACGGATAATCGGTTCCATCCTCGGGGACGTTTCCTTTGGTAGCGTCGATTGCTGGTTGGTTCTTGTACGATACTGTTGCCATAATTTGATAATCCTAACACCATCACGGAATAGTTCCCAATCCCTGCAAACCCCCTCTTTCCCCCTTGGACCGATACCGCCCAAGGAGTATTCCAACCGATGGAAAAAAGGGTAACCCGCCCGAGTAATTTATGAGTCGCCACCGGGGTCTCTGCCTCTGGCATTAACCTCGCGTTTATTCGCAAGCGACATGGGAGAGCCTTGGATTTGTTGAACCAGCCCAAGGGCATACCGCTGGGTACAAAAAGAGACCCGGCTCATTGCTGAACCGGGGATGGTCAAGATGCGACTCTTGATGTTCTGCCCCACCGACTGAAAAGACGGAGGGCATAGCTTAAGAATATCAACGGTCGCATTTACCATCTATTGGGGATATACCCCATTCCGGATGTGGGGTCAAGACCCCAGTTGATTTTTTTGCTTGTGGTCGGTGGGGGTCGGACCTACAAGTAATGGTGTATGAGCGCAATGCCAGACATCATCCGGGTCCAATACGATCAAAATCCTGCCGTAATGGATGCGTATGGGGGCAAGAAACCTGGGGACAAGTGCAAGTTCGAGGTGATGGCGACGGTGCTGTCGATGGATACGGATGGCATCTCGTTCACGGTTGAAGCTGTGATCCCGGAGGACTACGAACTGGACGAGGACGCCGAGAACAGTCCCGGTTCGATCAGCGTGTTGGGTAACGAGACGGCGCAGACCCCGGCGAGCATGATGGTTCGGCGCAAGAAGATGAAGGAGACCTCGGGAGAGATTCCGACGAGCACATGATTTGTGAAGCGCGGGTCCAAACGTCGCGCCCCGAAACGAATTCTAAAAAAGAAGGGGCCGGTAGCAACGAGGTTGCAAACTCGCCAAGTACCGGCCCCGTGCGTTCCCAAGCGAGAGGTGGGGTATTGCCATGATTGACCTGAAAGTATGCGCGGCATTCGGGATGACGAACGACCGCCTTCGAGCGATCTTCACCGCCCAACCCACCGACGCCTTCGACAAAATCAAAGAGGGTGAGACCGCCGAGGAGAGGTCGGAACGGCTCAAGAAAAAGCGGCAGAACGAGATGGACTGCGCGTTGAGGGAGCGATGGCGCCGGTACATCCAGACCCGCAACGAGGAGGGCATTGTCCGCAGCCTCCAGAACTGGAAGAAATACGCGGCGTGCGATTTGACGTGGGATACCTCGGTCATTACGCGGATGACGATGCCCTTGCAGATGTACGCGCAAGGCAAGATTGACGTGGAGCGGGCGTGCAGCCTTTTACGGGAAGTCCAGGGTGGGGAGCGGTTCATCAAGGAGAAGTCGGACAAGACTTTGGAGGTTGATGTTCCGCGGTTCTTCGAGACCAACATCAACATCGTCAAGAGCGTGATTACGCGGCGGTGGGCGGCACAGAAGAACAAGTTCAACGAGTTGTGGCCGTTCTACAAGTACGAGGCGCGGTCAACCGGTTTGGTGGCCAAGTGCAGGGCCGACGTGTTGAGCCAGCGCACGGACATCATGGCCGACCAGTACGGCTACCGGAACCACGACATGCAGTGTTTGCGGGATGCGATGCTCTACGCGCACTGCGTCGATTTCGTGAGGACCGGATGGGAGATCGAGGAGCAGTATCAGGAGTCAAACCCGCTGGCCGACCCGCCCGACCCGAGAGACGTGAAGGCCGTGGTGACCAAGCAGGGTGTCGGCTGGTTCAATCCGCATCCGTCGAGGGTCTATTGGGATAACGCGCGACCGCTACAATCGCTGAACCACGATGACCTTGCGTTCATTGGGTTTTGGGACATCTGCCGATACAGCCAGATCGAGAACGACCCGAACTATTTCAACCGCGATCACATCGGCTACACTGGCAAGTTCTGGGGTCCTGGTGGTCCGTATGCGACGTTCACCAACTACTTCACCTACTACAATTACACGGTGACGCCGCCCTACGTCGGGGAAGTGAACCCGGCGAACGAGAATGATCGCACGAGTTTCATCGGCACGTACAGCGGCACGAAGGCGGATGCCACGGTGTTCATCACCAACTACTACGAGAAGGTGAATCCCAAGGCGATGGGCATTGCCGATTATCCTTTTGACGTGTGGGTGAGATTGGTGTGCGCGTCGGACTCGACCGTCATCTACGCGGAGGTTCTTCCGTCGTCTCCTGGCGCGGTGTTGAGCATCAACGAGAGCGACAACCGTCAGGTGAACACGTCGATGGCGATGGACCTGATGGCGTATCAGGACCAGCTTACAAACCTCACGACGCACCTGATGTTGCTGTGTCAGATTGAGGTGTTCAAGGTGTTCGGCATCAACAAGGATTTGTTCGCGTCCGACGATATTGAGGTCATCAAAAAGAAGTTGGGTGCCAAGAACTGGTATGCCGACCCGCTCGTGGTGGTTTACTCGATGTCCGCTTTGCAGGAGATGAAGATTGTGGCCGACGTGTCCAAGGCGATCACGATTGCCGAGGCGCACCAAGGGCAGTCCATCAGCCAGATATTCGAGGCGATCATCAAGTTGATTTCCATCGTCGAGAAGCTGTTCGCCCTGAGTCCCGCCGAACAAGGCCAGCCGGCACCACGCGAGATCAGCGCGACCGAAGTCAACGCCATCGAGAGCACCACGAGTTCAATTTACTCGTCCATCTCCGATGATGTGGACCAGTTCAGGGCGGCGAAGAAGCGCATCATTTACGAGTCGTTGGTGAACTGCCAGAAGGGCGACATCGTTTGCCCGGTGAAGGATCGCTACACCGAAAAGACCATCAAGGCGGCGGGATTCTCGGTGAAGCAGGGCGAGAACGAGGATTTCCGGGATGACGCCAAGCGTTACACCATCATCGGGTCCCCGAAGTTCCTGAACCACGATTACATTTTCACGACGCGCGACGGCAGCGAGAGACCGGTGAACACGCAGGCGGCGAACACGCTGGTGCAGTTGCTCGGCCAGATTCTCAGTTCACCGATGATCGCGCAGGCGTGCGGCAAGGAGAAGATATTTGAAATCTTCAACGAAATCTTCCGTCAGTCGGGTGCGGGATTGGACTTGAACCTCCAGTTGAAAGAGGGCGAGTCCAACGACTTTGGCCCCGACGACATGGCGCAGATGAAGCAGATGGTGCAGGGATTGGCGCAGGGCACCAACCAACTGGCGCAGCAGATGCAACGAGTTGTCCAAGAGGTTCAGGATTTGGAGAACTTCAAGAAGGACCAGGAGACGCACATCAAGGCCACGAACATCATGGCCAAGCAGGTCCAGAACAACACGAAGGACATCGCCAAGATCGAGGGGATGCACGGGGATATTCAGAAGCGGCTCGTGGAGTCCATACAATACGATAAGGCTCCTCCCTCGGTGCAGGCGCAGATTGAGCAGCAGGCGGGTCTCGTTCCGGCTCCAGCGGCAGAGCGACTGGCCATGATTGAGGCGCAGAAGAAAACCCCTGCGAACGGCGTTCCCAAGAAATGAACGTTCCAATTTAGTCACTCAAAACCAAAACCACTCAAAACACCTATGCAAGAATACCAGCAGCGCGTCGTCGATGAAAAGGTAGCGTTGGACGATAAGTGTGAAAAACTAAGTAAGTTCTTTTCTTCCGAGAAGGCTAAATCTCTGAGCCCCGAGGAGCGTTTGATGTTGGCCGAGCAGGGGTATCGGATGACCCAATATTCCAATGTTCTCGGAAGGAGAATAGCCGCGTTCAAATAATCACCACCCCAACCCAAACCAACACTCAACACTTATGGCAGACACAACAGTCCCCCCCGCCCAACCACCACCCGCCACTCATCCACCGGCAGCACCGCCAGCGGCGACCACCGTTGACCCGTTCCTGAGTTCTCTGGACAAGTCGTTCGGGAACATCATCGACCCCACCCCGCAGGCTCCCGCTGAACCAGCACCCAAGGACGAGCCGTTTTATCCCGCTGGAGTGTTGGGCGAGATCGTGGCGCGTGCGACGGCCACCCCACCCAAAGAACCGCCTCCTGCGCAACCAGCGGGCACCCCGCCGCCTGCTGCTACGCCTCCAGCAGCCCCGGCTGCTGCGACACCTCCCGCTGAACCAAAACCCACCATCGTCGTCCGCAAGACTCCCGCGCCTGCGCCGGCACCCGCTCCTGCCCCCGCTACACCACCTCCCGGGCCCGCCGCGGTAGTCCCTCCCCCGACCACCCCCGAGCCATTACTGGACCCTGAGTTCGAGAAGAATCTCATCCCCGAGGAGCAGGAGGAACTGGCCCTCGCACGGTTCGCCGAGAAGAACGGCCATCCCGGCATGGAAAAGGCCACCTGCGAGTATTTGAAGAAGGTTGACAAATACTTCACGGAGCACCCGGATGCGGGACCCGAGGACGAGGAGTTCAAGACCTTCATGGCCGAGAACCGTCCGAAGATTTCCGATGCCCAACGGCGCAAGATCGAACGCGCGATGATCCTCGAAGAAGCGGCCGAGAAGGTCCGCAAAGAAGTCGCCCCCGTCGTCAGCCAGCAGGCACAGCGCATCCGTGAGATCGAGACCCGCCCCATCATCAACCAGGCGGTCGCACGCGCAACGGAGGCCATCGTCGCCAAGCCGGCCAACGCGGAACTCGAAGCCATCGACCCCGAGGTGGTCAAACTCATCGACGAGAAAGGACCGGAGGAGGCGGCGAAACAGTACCCGATTGAAGCGCCAATCGTCCAGTTCACGCGCAGTGCCGCACAATCGTGGATGGAGATGACCAATGGTCTGCGTCCGTTCGACCCCGCCAGTCAGGTGGACAAATGGCTGTTCGATTTCATTGGCGCCCAACAGCAGAACATTCTCGCGCTCCCCGCCGAGCAGCAGGCGCAGGTTTTCGGTGGCCGAAAGTTCATTCCACTGGACCAATACAGCAAAATGCGGAGGGAACACCCCGAGCAACTGCACCACTACGCCACGTTGACCAACGAGCAAATCGTCCAAATGATCGCCGACCAGGGAGTTTTGCACGCAAATTCTCAGCGAAAGGCATGGGAACAGGCAGGATACAAGCGTGAACCAAAGAAAGTTGCACCGGTAGCGGTGGGTACACCCCATGCTCCTGGGGTGAACACCCCACTTGCAAGTGCCCCGACACCGGGTGCGCCGAAAGCAGGTGGAAGTTCAATTCCGGGTGCTGCTGACACGGTTCCGGTCAAGAGCGAGTTCGCTGGATTTCTCGACAGTCTGGTCCCCGGAGCGTCGAAGGATTTGAAAATCTCGTAACACCTTGTAGCAGGGGATGGAGGAGTGCGAACCATGTCTCCATCTTTTTTTGTACGAATATGACAAATATCTTTTAGGATCGCTAATCAGCGTGGATGGTGGAGTCAACGTTTGAATTAACGATTGACTACGACTATGAAACTGATTTCGCGCTTCGCTGCACCATTCCTCGCCATTGTCGGTCTGGTGTTACTCTGCCTCGGTAATCCTCTGGGCATCCTCCTGTTTTTGGCCGGCGCATTGCTGACCGGTTTTAAATACCAGGCTGCCCTATGCGCTTTCCCGAGCAACTGTAATGGGCGCATTATCAACGTCAGCGCGTCGAACGGCTGTACGTTGACCCGGGCAAACATCCTCGGCTTGACCCCGCAGGCGTTTGAAAATTTCGGGTTCACGGAAATCGGGATGGACAACGTGTATGCGAAGGCGCGGGAGGCGCGGCTCGCGGGATACCAGGAAAACACGTTGATGATGCTGCTCAACAGCCGCATCCAGAACATCAAGGGTGCGCTGACCAAACAGAACGTCCCGGGTAGCCAGTCCGTCATTCTTCCCTATTTCCCCTACCGACAGAAACGCAACATCAATTCCAACTATTGGGCGATTGCGAGCGGTTCGGCCACCCCCGGCGCGGGCGGCGCGGGCATTCACCCCGGCTCTTGGGATGTCGTGGTTCAGAACGACCGGTCGCCTTTGGGCAACACCCTCCAGAACCTCGAACAGTATTTCCTCAACGGCAAAACGATGTTCATCGAATACAGCGATGCCACCACGGGCGTGCCGTATTCACCGGTTTACGTCATCACGGGCGCGGCCACGGCGGGCGCGACCACCACGGTCACCATCGTCCCCAATTATTCTCCCGAAGGATGGCTCGCCCTCACTGCGGCCCAAAAGCTGGTCTATCAGATCGGCGGGTTGGCTGGCGGCAATGCGGCATCCGGCACCACGGCTTACCTAGGTGTCAACTCGGTCAGCGACTTTGAATCGTGGGGCGGTCAGGACAATGCCGAGAATACGAACAGCCTGCTGGAGTTCTTCTTCCAGACCTCGCGTATCGTCCACGAGTACTCCGACGAATATCTCAAGGCGCTCAATGACGCCCTGACCTCGAACTATTTCAAGATTTTCCGCCAGTTGCCGCTCGCCGAACAGAAGCGCATCCAACGCTACAAGTACGATCGCGACATGCTGAACAGCGCGTTCTTCGGCCAGCGCATCAACGAGTATCAGACGGTCGAGACCTACCGCCAGTTGCCCAAGGTCATGGACCCGCAGAACCCGTCCTGCGTTCTCGAGTACAAAGCGAACGCCGTTGGTTTCCAACAGCAACTCGCCGACTGCTCTCGGGTATCCAATTACAACGGCACGGTCCTCAGCATGGACACCCTGCTCGGCCAGCTTTACCTCGTGAAACGCGCCCGGGAAGCGGA